CTGCACCCGACTTGTTGCCCTTGCTGAAGTGATGTGAGAGGATGATCGACAGATTGTGGCGCGTGGCTAGGTACTCAAACTCGTTCATCAGACTTGACATATCGCCCGCGCTGTTCTCATCCCTCTCCCCCATCAGCATATAGTTTGGATCAAGGATGATGGCTTGGTATCCCTTCCCTTCAATCTGCTTCTCAATCATCGGGCGGATGAGAGTCAAATCGGCAGCGTGACCTCTCAGCGTCCATGTATCAAAGTCATCGGCCTTGTCTTCCAGTCCTTTTGCCTTGACAACATCAGCTAACCGATTGCGGAAACTCCATTCTTGGATCTCAAAGTTAATGAACAACACCCGCGACATCTTGCACTGTTGCCCCCACCAAGGCACGCCTGCGTGTAGTGATAAGGCTAGGTCAATTAAGCTCCAACTCTTAAACGCCTTGCTTCCTCCACCCAGCAACATCTTTCCGCCTCTATGCAGCATTCCCTCAATTAACGTCTCTGGTGCTGGCAAGTCTTCCTTAATAAGTTGTGCATAAGATTTAATCGGCGGCCACTCATCGGTCTTGGGCTTAATGCCAAGTGCTACTGCTGGCTCTATCATTTTCCTCCTTTGCAAAACCAAAGCAGGCTTTGCATCTTGTCGTTTCTTTTTGCCCCAGGAATCCTAACGGGTTGACTGGGCTTGAATGTTGCAGGATCGCATCCCAACGGAATAAGAAAAGCTTTTAACTGATCCACCCATTCATTCTTAGGTGGCATCTCAAACCAACCATGCAAGCTCTTCCCACCAGTATCTACAACAGCGTGTAGTTTTATGCTGAATAAGTCGCGCATCAGTTGGAACACCGCGCCCATCTCTGGCTTGCTTAATACATCCGACTCGACAACCAAGAACACCCTATGCTCAACCGTATCATTGGATCGGCTAACCGTATCCAGCTTGTAGGTCGCACCAGTCGTGTACTGCCCGATTGGCTCGTCTAACTTCCGCCAAGCCCAAGCTGACCTAAAGTTCTGCGGATGCCTCCCACTGTCCTTGACATCACCGATCCAGATATTGTCAGCGACATTAAACATCGAGAGAAACAACTGATAGTCTTGCGCTGGATCACCTAGCTTGACTGGGCTCTCCTCAAACATATCCGCTGGGTCCCAATTGTAGTGGGTGAGATAGCGTTGCTTGTTTGACTCAGCAATCGTCTTGATCCTATCCAACACCTCGGCGTGCGGGTCTTTCTTGATGACTAACTTGGGCGTGGCTGTACCGCCTGACATGATGTTGGCGGGCTTGTACAGAACATCGCCACCTATAGCTCGGCGCAGCTTGCGGTTAGCCTCATCTCGATACGGCGTGCAGGAAGTATGCCAGCAAAAGATAGTCGGCGCGCCATCTACGAACACCGTTGTGTCGCGGATGCGGGTGTGGCTGGTATGCGCAGCCTCGCCTGGACACTTGCACAGCCCGTGGTTCTCGGACTGCCAATCCACTTGGCCTACGATCTCTTCGGCTTGCCGTTGTGCTGTTGTCATTTCCAGAACCTAAAAATTCTTGCCTCTTCGAGAGCCTTCATAATTATCGAAGCATCGGCATTATATCTTTTATCGTTGAAATCATTATTCTCATCACAACAATCTATCCTTGCCGACCTTCCGTTAAACTCACATCCAAGGCAACCACAAAAAGTGCATTGACAAAACATATAGCCACAATCCCAACCACCGCACCCAGAAGAGCATTCATACTGTCCAGAATTACCAGTCCAATCATTGATTGCGTGATTCTCGTAATCCTTGACACTACCCAAGATTGCAATTCTTTTATGGAATCCAAACATCTCAACCTTCTTTGAGTCGTAATCGGATATGATTATATCTTTATTTGATGGCTTAATCTCAAGGTATAAATCCTTATCAAACATTCCGCTTTTAGGTATAAAGAAATCTGGCAAGTATTTTATTGTTTTGCCCCCATCCTTCATCTCGTAACCTTGTGGCTCATATTCAAAATCAATACCAAGACAATCCAAAAACACAGCCCACCTAGCCTCGTTCTTCGATCTGTACTTTACAGAATTATATTCAGTCTCTATCGCTTTTATTGTTTTCATTAAAATTCAAACTGGCTCTGATTCAAGAGGAGACACACTGAGGAACTGCCCGCCGCAGGATCTCCCTGCGTACCACATCGCCAGTTAGTTATTTGGTTTCTTTAACTTCCTCCAACTCCATCGCCTTCTTCGATGCAAGAACAATATCCTGCGCTGTTATATTGCGCAGGGCATTACACCAGTATTGTGTTTTCGGTGTGCGGTTACTCGCATCCTTACACTTGGCCTGTGGCAACCCAGCGTGCGGTCGGCAAGGTGCGTGCGGGCAAGTATCAGGCTTGAACACCGATACGTTCTTTGGATAGTAAGTCATTCGGTCGGCTGGGTCATAACTTCCCCACAACGAAACACACGGCGTATCCAACCCCGCAGCCATGTGATTGACTGAGCTATCTGGCGCGACAACAAAGTCAGCCCCGCTAATAATCGGGAACAGCGAGCGCACAGTCTTGGTGCAGTTAAATAAGTCAATCACTCGCGGGTGATCCACCTTAAAGTTGTTTGAGTTATCCAGCCCAATGATAACGGCGTGATGTTTGGGGTAGGCTTCTAGCAACGCCAGCACCGCCTCTTGCCCCATCGTTGGCGGGTAGGTACGGGTCGGACCGCTGGACGAAACGTGGTAGGCAAAGAACGGACTAGGCAACGGCCACTTACCCATCGCCTTTAACTCTTCGTGGTCTGGCTCGATGAGATGCAGAACTGGCTTACAATACTTTGCCATCTTCTTCTCATCCCAAACACCCATCCACTCGTAGATCCGCTGGTAGCAGTTGCCACCACCAGTGCCTAGCTTGGTGTTGCCAACCTGACCGCTGAACAAATCATCCGTAGGCAAGTGCGCATCAAATGACCTCCATGCCTCTAGCGATGCAGGCAACGGCCACAGCCTTGCACCCAGCCCAGCGTAGAGAGGCAGGTTGCGAGCAGGTGCGTAAACCTCAACAACCCCACCAGACTCCTGCACCAAGTAGTTAACGAAAGCAGTCGCAATGATCGCGTCACCAATTGCACCAGCGCGGTAGACGGCTGTTGCCCCACCAGCAGCTCGGCCTTTGTAGTACGGCTTGATCTCGTGTGGGCAAGGGATTGAATCGTCCCAAGTAGGTCCAGTTAACTCATCGGGCAACATATAGGTAGTGCGCGGGTAGAGCATATTGTCATCGACTTTGTGGATTTGATTTGTTTGGTTAGTCCAGAGTTTCATTTGTTATCCTCCATTATTTTGTTGATACATCTGATGATTTCTGACGCGACTTGCGGGACGATGGCATTTCCGAGTCCACGCAATTTAGCCACTCGGTTGGGTACCCCATGAGCCACGCGACCCACGTTGGGTTCAGGGAGCCAAGTTGCCATTCCTCTGGAGTTGTCCCGCGAATCTCTGGATGATTGCCCAGCATCTTCTGCATATTCCCGTTCGGAGTTCCCGCTGCATCCTCGTTCGCTGAAGGTGTCGGCCACATTCTCACGGCTGTCTGAAGAGTTGCCCCCCACTTCGTCCCGCTGGCTGATGTCCTCGTCTTGCCGTCCTCCGATACACTCCCGCTCCTCGCGCCTGTGTCCGCTCCCCTTGGGCAAGCTGAAGGTGTCGGCCACATCATCATGTCGCTGTTCGGTTTCTCTCCGCTGTTGTTCACCTGTTCCGACAGGTTCCAAGGTGGAACAGTCTTTCGTCCCGAAGCTTTCCGCCACGCAATCCGCTTCTGCATTGATTCCTCGCTCCGTCCGTTGATTGCCATGCAACTTGGAGTGAGCCACAATCCAAACCCTGTCTCTTCTGTGTGGAGCGTCGACACCGCAAGCTGGAATAATGATCGGCTCGACTTCGTAACCTTGACTTTCCAAATCAGCGCACACCTGGTCGAGTGCCAAGTTGACGATCCCAGCAACATTCTCACCAATGATCCAAGCAGGCCTTGCTTCTTGTATAACTCGCAACATCTCAGGCCAGAGGTAACGGTTGTCATCCTTGCCTCGTTGCTTCCCTGCGACTGAGAATGGTTGGCATGGAAACCCACCTGTGAGAAGAGTGACTCCTGCGTATAGCTCGCCTCGTACTTCGCGGATGTCTTTGTGGCACGGCACGTCTGGCCAGTGTTTTTTAAGGACTGCCTGGGCGTAGGGTTCGTTGTCACAGAAGCCAAGGGTTCTATATCCATTCCACCTTGCTGCCAAGGCAAATCCTCCGATACCACTAAATAAATCGAGGTGGGTTTTTTCATTCACCTTCCAATATCTCCTTCGCTATCAAAGCCGCTGCATCGACCATGGTTATGATCTGGATTAGGTCGATAGCATGGCCATGAGAAACGCGATCCCTCTCTATGGCTAGCTTATCGCGTGCGATCAGAAGCATATCGCGTGACCATTTGAGTCTGTCTCTAGCTCCTATGGTCATGCCTTTTCAAAAGCTCCTGTGAGTAGGTTCAACACCCAGCCATTACCGTGAAATTTGTCGTAAAGCATTTGATTCATAATCC